GTATTTCTTCTTAGACTACTCAAAGAAGAAATACGAAGAGCTGACAGCGTACGCAGACTCGGTCAAAGTCTGGGCTAAGCAGCAATATGGTGGAGTGTCAATTACAAGCAACCAGCAGTTAGTTCGTTTGTTTGAGAGTCTTGGCGCAGAAATTAGTGAGTACACTCCTACTGGCCAGAAGTCTTGCACTAAAGATCAGCTCAGAATGCTGATGATTGACACTACGCCAGAAATAACCAATTTAGCCGACACGTGCTTGAAGCAACGAAAAGCCGACAAACTGGCCAATACTTATTTTTCTAATTTCATTACTGACAACGTCAACGGCTTCGTTCATCCATCTGTCAGAACACTTGGTGCTAGGACAAGTCGTATGTCTATTACGAGTCCTGCCCTACAGACTCTTCCAAAAGGCGACAATGTAGTCCGTAGCGCGTTTATTCCAAAAGATGATGACCATGTGATTGTCACAAGCGACCTTGACCAGGTTGAGTTTAGAATGTTTGCAAGTCTGTCTCAAGATGAGAACTTAGTTAATCTTTTCCATCTGGCAGACGCCACTGGATCAGATCCTTTTACTGAAATCGGTCGTGAGGTTTACGCAGATCCTGAAATGCAGAAGTCAGACAAACGACGTGGGCTTATTAAGAGCATGGTGTACGGGCGACTATATGGAGCAGGCGTCGCAAAGCAGGCGCTAACTGCTGGAGTGCACGAGGCGCAGATGAAGCATACTTCAGACGCTTTTGATAGCAGGTTCCCCGGCATGTCGCATTTCCAAAAACAAATTGAAGATGTCGGTATGCGGAGGACTAGAGCTGAAGGCCAAGGCTACGTGTACACATGGACTGGGCGTAGACTTCCATGCGACGATAACCGCGTATACACCTTAGTCAACTACCTAATTCAAGGTGGAGCAGCAGAGGTGTTCAAGAGCAACCTCATTAAGTTGGATCAAGCGGATCTTACAGAGCTGCTTATCGTTCCTGTTCACGACGAAATAGTGCTCAATGCACCACGCAAAGATGCTGAAGAAATCAAACGTATTGTAAAAGAATGCATGACAACAACCGAAGGCTGGGCTGTTCCTTTAACAGCAGACGTTGACGGTCCACTTGAAAATTGGGGGGATAAGTACTGATGAAAAGAGTAGTAATAGCTGTAGACCCAGGGAAGGCAAGTGGAATGTGCGCATTTAGCATTGCGCAAGGAGAAGAGCCAGTACTGCTGTGGTCAGGCGAGTATCAGCCAGAGGAATACGCGCAGCCTCTTAGACAGGCCATTGCTGAGTACGCAGCAGGCAACTGCAATATAGAAATAGTATGCGAGCGGTTTACAATAAACGCTCAAACAGTGAGAAACTCGCAGGCACCCTACTCTCTAGAACAAATTGGAGTTCTTAAGCAGATAATGCGCGACTGTGGAATGAAAGATATAGATCTGAAGTATCAAAACCCGTCAGATGCCAAAAGAATGTTTCCAAATGAAGCGTTAAAGAAACTAGGGTACTGGCATGTTGGTGGTGGAGGACACGCTTTAGACGCCATACGCCACGGTCTGCTATTCCTAGCAAAAAACGGTTGGACACCTCTTAGACTACTTCAATAGATACTAAGAAAATAAATTGCAAAACTATGACATATTTGTCTTAGTATATGATACAGTGACACATATCAAAATGACGAGAGGAAACAGGTGCCAGTAGCAGTCGAGCTCAACGAGTCGGGCGAGCACATCCGAATTGAGACAGAATGGCGCTATAAGGAACTCTGCAAGAGTATTCCTGGCGCGACATGGAATGCTGGAGATCAAGCGTGGCGAGCTCCTTTAGGTTGGACAACATGCTTGGCTCTTAGGTCAGTGTTTAAGTCTGATTTAGAAATTGGCCCACGGTTAGCTGCGTGGGCAGGCAACGAGCTTGCTATACGAGTCACGCCAGCAAACGAACTACGAGACTTAGATACGTACGAAGGCGACGAAGATTTGTATCCTCACCAGCGCGCTGGAGTTGCATTTCTTTCGCAAGCACGCCGTGCGTTACTGGCCGATGAGCCTGGCCTTGGTAAAACAGCACAGGCAATCCGTGCTTTAAAAAAGCTTAAAGAAACTGAGCAAGTATTTCCTGCTCTTATCGTTTGCCCAAACACGCTAAAGAAAAACTGGAAGCGTGAGTTTGCGATGTGGTGGCCAGACGTAAAGGTTCAAGTGATCTCTGGATCTGCATCGCAGCGCCGAGCGCAGCTTGAGACAGAAGCTGATGTATTCGTTATTAACTGGGAATCCCTCCGCGGCCACTCTCGCCTAGCACCGTACGGTTCAGTCGCTCTGGCGCGATGCCCAGAGTGTGGCGGTCACGATGAAAAAGTAACTGAAAACCGCTGTGAAGTCCACTTACGCGAGCTGAATAAAATTGATTTCAAAGCCGTAGTAGCTGACGAAATTCACAGGTCTAAAGAACCTAAGTCAAAACAAACTCGTGCTCTGTGGGCAGCCACTGGCAACGCAGACATTCGGTATGCGATGACTGGTACACCAATTGCAAACAACGTACTTGACCTTTGGGCAATTCTTCACTGGCTATCGCCAACTGAATGGCCTAGCAAGACGCGATGGATTGATCGTATGGTTGACACAATGCTTAACGCTTTTGGGGGAATGATTGTCATCGGCGTAAAGCCGCACATGAACGATGAGTTCTACGCTGGAGTGCATCCTCGCATGCGCAGAATGCTTAAAGCACGAGTGCTTCCATGGCTTCCGCCGGTCCTACGCGAACGCCGTGACGTTGAGATGTCAACTAAGCAAAAGAAAGCATATCAGCAAATGCGCGATACAATGATTGCTGAGCTCGAGGTTGGCGAAGCAGTAGTTGCGCCAAGTCCGCTTACGCAGACAACACGCTTGCTTCAATTTGCTAGCTCTTTCGCTTCTATAGATATAGACGAATTGACAGGCCAAATGAAAGTACTGCTATCTGAGCCTTCATGCAAAGTTGATGCGCTTATGGATGACATTTCAAGTGGCGACTTCGGCGATGACTCTGTAGCAGTTTGCGCAGTATCGCGGCAGCTCATTGAGCTTCTCAGCACAGCAATGACAAAAGCTAAAATCCCGCACGGATTGATCACAGGTGCGCAGAATGAAGACGAACGTCAACAAGCGGTTGATGATTTTCAGTCTGGAAAGATTAAGTGGATCCTATTTACAGCCCAGGCTGGTGGTGTCGGCATCACGCTTACAGCAGCTCGCAGGCTCGTAATGCTTCAGCGTCCTTGGTCACTGGTTGACTACAAGCAAGCTCTTGACCGTGTACACCGCATCGGTAGCGAGATACACGACAGCATCGTCATTATGGACTATGTTACCGAAGGAACTATTGAAGAACGAGTTATTCAAGTGCTTGACAGCAAAGCTGACAACTTCGAGAATATCGTAAGAGACAAGGCACAGCTAATGAAAATGCTACGAGACGAAAAGGCAGGGATTTAATGACAGAGTTTAACGTCACTGATGGTGTTATGGGTGTTCCAGTAGAAATTGGAATAAAGAAACCACTAAAGATTTCTAACTCAGAAATCCAGACATTTAAAGATTGCCGTCGTAAGTGGTGGCTTAACTACTATCGTAGGCTTCAACCACAAAGCACTAACTTCACTGGTGCTCTTGCACTTGGCTCTAGAATTCACGGCGCTCTTGATATGTACTACTCAACAGACACTCCTCTTCTTGACGCGCACGCAACGCTTGTTGCTCGTGACAAGCAGTTGTTGATTGATAGCTTCCGTGACACTATGGATCTAGACACTGAAGCCGAGCTTGGCCGCATTATGCTCGAAGGATACCTTCAATGGGTAGACGAGAACGGCATTGACGCAGAACTCGAGATGATTTCTACTGAAGAGATTATTGCGATGCCGATGTTTGATGGTGAAGTGATACTTCAAGGAAAGCTCGATATGCGAGTCCGTCGCAAAGGCGATGGAGTACGCATGTTTAGAGACTTCAAGACAGTTGGCGGATCGTTCACTGAGTTCGCATCTCTTGCGCACATGAACGAACAAATCTTGACGTACATGCTTCTTGAAGCTGCACAAAACGCTGAAGGAGAGCGCAGCGAAGGCGGTATATTTACAATGCTCAAGAAAGTGAAGCGTACTGCTAACGCAAAGCCTCCTTTCTACGAGCAAATTGAAGTTCGGCATAACACATTCGCTCTCAGATCATTCTGGTCGCGAATACATGGCACGGTTCGTGACATGCTTATAGTGCGCAAAGCGCTTGATGATGGCCAAGACCATCACAACGTAGCGTATCCTCGGCCTAGCCGAGACTGTAAGTGGAAATGCCAATTCTTCGCCATTTGCCCACTGTTTGACGACGGAAGCGCCGCCGAACAAGCAATTGCCGAATTGTATGTGGTCGATGACCCGTACGGTTACTACAAACCAACAGAGCTAAAAGGAAACGAGTGACAATGTCAAGAGTACAACGTTCATTGACCATGATGGTCTACGGAGAATCTAAGGTAGGTAAGTCTACATTTGCGGTGACAGCACCGTACCCAAGACTGATGCTTGACGTAGAGGGTGGACACAGGTTCCTTCCCATCAATGTCAAGTATTGGGACCCACTACGAGAAGAGCCGCCTGTCGCAGACGGAACATGGGACACATGCGTCGTAAACGTAATTGAATACGACACTGTTATCAAAGCGTACCAGTGGTTGCAACTTGGCAAGCATCAGTTTAAGTCGTTGATTATTGACTCAGTATCTGAGCTTCAAGTAAAGTGCGTTGATAACATTGCTGGAAAGAATCAAATGCAAATGCAACAGTGGGGCGAGCTTCTTCGTCACATGGGCGCGTTGCTTCGAGATCTCCGTGACCTTACAATGCACGCTACTAATCCTCTCGAAGCCGTCGTATTGACAGCGATGGCACGACAAGGGCAAGACGGCAGATACCGTCCATACTTGCAAGGACAACTTGCAATTCAAGCCCCGTATTTCTACGACATCCTTGGCGCTATCACCGTTGAGGAATTTCCAAACCCAGATCCTACGCAGCTTCCAATAAAAGCACGTAGGATGCACGTTGAGCGCACCAACCAGTACGAAGCTGGTGAGCGAGTTCAGGGTAGGCTTGGAAAAGTAGTAGAACAACAGAACTTAGGCATAGAGGCGATGCTTGACATCGTCTTTGGGCCTCGTCCTGCTTCAGAAACCAAATAACAACAAACACAGAAAGACACGGTAAATACCATGAGTACACTCAATTGGGGAGACCTAGTTAAAGAAGCTGGCGATGTCGGCAGCTATGATCCACTTCCAGACGGTGACTACGATCTTGCAATCGTAGAAGGCGTCGCAAAGACAACGCAATCAGGAAAAACAATGTTCGCAGTTAAAGCACAGGTTCAGACAGGCGCCCACATGAAGCGTCTCGTCTGGGACAACTTGGTTGTCTCAACCGACAACCCAACTGCGCTTGGAATCTTTTTCCGCAAAATGAATGCGCTTGGTCTTAACCGCGATTTCTTCGCAACAAGCCCAACCAACGCTCAAATTGAGCAAGCACTCAAGGGACGCACATTCCGTGCGCAAATTGGGTCACGCACTTGGCAGGGTCAAAAGAAGAATGAAATCAAGTCATACTACAGTGCAGTTGCGTCAGCACCTGTTATTGCAGCGGCGGCAGCTCCTGCTCCAGCCCCTGCACCGGCTCCTGCTCCAGCACCGGCCCCAGCGCCTGCTCCTGCAGTTGCACCGGCACCAGTTGCAGCAGCTCCTGCTCCAGCAGCAGCACCAGTAGACATCAACACACCGCCAGTCGCTCCTTTCTGATCACTAGATCATAGGAGTTTGTCGTGTGATGCGGCATAGACGGAACGTGTTTACTACACTTATATTTATTTGTGTAGGCACACCGTTTATGCCGCATCCGTGATATCATTTCTAATACGACACAGCGAAACAAGGAGAGTGTATGCGGGTAGCGATACTTGAACCAGAGCCAGGAGTAAAAGGCCCAACGGCTTGGGCTTTCAGAATGAGATATGGATTTAGAGAACTAGGTCACGAGTGCGACGTAGTTTCTTTTACAAAGAGTGGAAAAGTCAGATCATCGTGGGGAAAGCCTCAACCAGGCGGCCGATGGTGGAATGAAGCGCCAGACGTAGTTGTCAAGAGCGCTAACCTTGTCGAGTTGCTAGATAAATACGACATGGTTGTTCTTCCAGAAATCAAAGTCCCTTTGCACGACAAAATGGCAATCAAAGCAGGCGAAGATGTCATACCTGAGTACGTTGATGCGCTTCTTCGCACAAAAGCTAGGTGGACAACTTCATTACACGGATCTTTTTACCCAGCGAGCACAATTCCGTTTGTTCCACGTTTGCTCGAGGCTGAAAATAGAGGCAGCATGCTCGTCACAATGAGCGACGACTCAGCTACGGATAGCAATGATCTATTCAAAGGAATGAAATGGATCAAAGGATGTATGCCGTTTCTTCCAAGCTTTGCGATTGATGACCCAATTCCGCAGGAAAACATTGTAGGAACATCTGGAAGATTTATCTACAATAAAGGACAGCCGTTAATTGCTCTTGCAGGCGCACAATTGCCAGAAG